CTGGATTTGAGGGAGCTGGCCGCCTATAATCAGTTTGTTGGCCATTCAAACTGACGCCCGGACCCCCGGGCTGGGCTCTGATATGGCTCAGAGGACCTTCCTACTGGATACAGCCAGTTATTGTCAGGGTGACTAAGATGCGCTTTCGCGCTTATGCAAACAACGAGACATCCAGTTGTGTGACTGACACTTCAACAGTATCGGCTGGCACAACGAAAGTGCTAAGGGTCACCCCAGAAGACCCTGGGGATAGTTGGTTGGATTTGATGCAAATGGATAGGGTGGCACTATTGGTGGTCACACCATTAGATGATCCATAAGCGTACCAGGTGCTTGCGCCTGCTACGGTCGGCTCGAAAAAGTTGGCCGACACTGCCCCTACCAATGCTATCGCTGGGTAGGCTATCACAATTGGGGTGGCTTCCTTCCATGTTATCTCAATCAGGTAATACATGGAAGGGTCTGAGTCAAACAACAAAGTGTTTCCTGATATGGTGATGTTGGCTGTGCCTTTATTGTACAGCTGGATCTCTCCGAAGATTGCAGACCCTGTGGCTATGGAACCACCTCTAGTTGAACTAGTGATAGTGCCCCCAACAGTTTCTGGGATAATTGGTTTGAAGAATTCAACACAGTAGGACACCCAAATCTCGCCTAGGAGTTGGGAGGGACTGCCTTGGTTAGCAAACTGAAAAGTGCCCCAATCGTATAATTTGGCATCCTCAGCGGTTGCCAGAGTGCCATCACGCACATACTTGATTGGGTTGGGGGTTTGGCCTGGGTCGCACTCTACCCCATGCATTAAGTTATGGGTAGGTTTGACAGACACTGCAAATTCGGAATTTTCCATTTGTTGCTTGGACGCGTAAGCTGCTTCGCTAGCGTTGTAGTTGGTGGCCATGATAACCACACCTGGTGCACCACCCGTTACATAATCAGTGATGAGCGGTTTAAACTCAAACACCAATCCATGGAATTTATATTCCTGGTAATTTTGGGCGATAGAGGATAGCCACGGAAAGGTGGATTCATCCCCAGGATTCAACTTGAACGGCTTGTTAACAAAAGCAGAACTACCGGTCCAATCCTGCAAGTACTCTCTATGACAGACCACATTGGTTTGTCGGGTAGTACTGAACTGAGGAATTTCGGCAGAGTTGACTAGGACATTGCTTTTGGGGACAGGTCCGGTAACGGTGTAATCACCGCTACCAAAGATGGAACCTATCCCAGTTCCTAGCCACCGTCCAGGGCCACTAAAGTCAGCACCGAACATGCTTCCTATAGCATTGCCTAGG